ATTACTAATGTTTGGAAGGAGTTTCCAAGAGAACATCTAAAGAGATTATCTAATATTGATCCTGATTTTAAATTAGAAAGGAGACCCAACGATGCTCCTCTATACTCTTTTAATCTGTAGTATAATTTGCTTACCGTTTCTAATTGTGATAGGATTTTTTATTAATCATCAGTTAAGGGATTAATAAAATGTATTTGAAACCTATAAAAACAAACATGACAGAATTAGAACTTGATGATGGGACTACTGTTTTGTTCTCATATGAAACACCTGTAGCATGCAGCACGATTAACGGGTGGTTTAAAACTGAGCAATGGTACAGTCAGACTACAACCAAGCATGTTAACCAATGGTTGAGAGGTGTAAAAGCTCAAATAAAACCTCAAAGTTTCTTCTCTGCATTAGTTAATTGGTCAGTATAAATTATCTTTAATAATAATCACAAACTCTCAAGTCTTTTGGGACTTGAGAGTTTGTGATTAATAAATATATATATAAGGTGTGCATATGAAGATTGAATTATGGAAAGGAGGATGGTATATAGTAAGTGGTCCCGACCCGATTGAATTTAAATCAGGACCGTTCTTGACATTCTTGGAAGCATACACTATTTTAAATAACATTAACTTAAATCGAAAGGCAATACCATGAACTTTGTACTTCGCTTACGTAAAGAAAAAAGTATACCTCGTAGTTCTGTTAAAACGGATCACGGTACAAGATATGATTGGGGTAAATGGTATCTTCATTTAGCTAAGACTCCTCACTTCTGGAACATGAAAGGTATCATTGATATACGAGGTCGTACTTTTGTGGTATAATAAGTGAAAGAAAAAGGGGGTGTAATGCCCCCTTATTCCTTAAATTGGAGAGGATTATGGGAAAACGTAGAGTTATCAAGATAAAAAATTCTGATTGTGCTGATCTGAATGAGATGCAACGAAATTATAAGGGTCTTTGGCGTACATTAAAGATGAATACTTCTAAGACAAAGTATGGATTTTTAGTTATGACTAAAACACATACCTATAAATTGGGAGTTTAATGTGTCTACTATAACAGAAGAAATAGTACGAAGCAGATATAAATATAAAGATCATAGAGATATTGATACTGAAATGCAGGATTATTTATTGTCTGTTGCTGATGTATCTAATATTTATGAGCTTGATATAGAGGAAATTAATGAATATCTTAATCAGATGGAACAATTTTATGACGAGCAACATGCACAACAATTTGAAAACTTAGTACATAGGAGTGCTTAATATGTTTGATCATTCAAAAATAGACTTCACCGTAGAGAAACAGCAACTTTGGTATGACAATTTAGAGTATACTCCAGTGGCAGGAGATAGGATGGAACCTTTATCAAGAGACATGGGGGTAATGTTAAGACGTACTGATACTAATAAGCCTGTTGCTATAGTAACGGAAGCATATGAACCTGTTCAATATAAAGATATAGTATCCAGTGTGGAGGCAGCACTTGATATGTCAGGTATGGACATGACCGATGCTGAGTTTGAAACTAATGTGCATGATAATGGTGCCAAGCTAGAGCTACGGGCTAAGTTTCCTGCACATACTTTACGTCTTGCAAGAGAACACAATAGGGAGTGGAACAAAGATGAGGTTATACCAGAGTTTATCTTTCGGACTTCCCATAACAGAACATGGGCCAACAATGGAATGATGGGTCTATGGAGAGGATTCTGTTGGAACACCTTAGTATCTGGTGACAAGTTAGCTTATGTCTATGGTAGACATACTAAGAATTTTAGTATTCCTGCATTCGCTGCAAAGATTAGGGCAGCAGGAAAATATATAGCTAATGATGGACTGAATCAAATGAAGGATTGGTATCATACAGAAGTATCTCGTGATGCTACTGTTGATCTGTTCACCCATACTTTAGCTAAGAGAACAGATAATGTTACTCGTAAGACAATAGCTAATAAAGTTATGCTATCTAATCTTATGAAGATCTTTGATGAGGAGAACCGTCACTTGCATGGTCAAGGACACTATGAAAAATATGCTACTCGAAATGCAGGTACACTATGGACTGCTTATCAGGCTGCTACTTGTTGGTCAAGCCATGATAAGATAGTTGGATACAATGGTAACGGTGATAGACCATCTCACTCCACCATAGGGGTAAGAGAAGAGAAGGTACGTAAGATGTTACACTCACCGCAATGGTTGCGACTAGCAGCATAAGGAGTAAAAGTTTTGGAATATGAAACAGGATGTGAATGTGTAGAATTGGAATGGAGTCCTATTCCAAATCCTTCTTGTCCTCTGCATAGTGAGGTTGAAGGATATATGTTTTGTAACAATATCAAAAGCTTCATCTGCCTTCATGGCTGGCCTCAGTGTAATGATTCTGATCCTAATATAATGTGTGAAGAATGTGATTGTTGGAAGCATGAAGCAGAGTAAGGAATAGGACTATGGAAGATCAGAGAGTTGTAGGAAAACGTAAGAATAATCCAATTGCAAAGCAACTCTCTGATCCTCTTTGGAAGATGAGAATTGTTCCAAGTAAAATAATATATAATAGAAAGAGTAAACATAAAAGGAATAGTGATGTGGGTAATAGCACGAGATGATCCTGAAGAACTAATGCCTGAAGTTTTAATAGATGAAGATGGATCTGTAATGACCTTTATTAATAGAGAAACAGCTTGGAAATATATAGAAACTTTATGTTATGATAGTGGAGTTCCTTTTTCATTCTTAGATTATTCAGATATAACTTTATATAGGTTGCATTAAATGAAAAAAATAATATTAAGTATATGGTTGGTGTTATTATTATATCCTTCAACATTAAAAGCTGATGAACAAAATCATTATTGTTTAGTTGAAGCAATCTATTTTGAAGGACGTTCTGAATCACGGACAGGACAGTTAGCAATAGCCAATGTTATTCTCGAACGAGTCAGACAAGATTATTATCCTGATACTATTTGTAAAGTCGTACATGAATGGAAAGGATATCCTCGTTTGAATACTTGTTCCTTCTCTTACTTTTGTGATGGTAAGAAAGAAATTATGTATGAAAAACAAGCACATACAATAGCTGCAAATATAGCTACACTAGCTATAGAAGGAGCAGTTGTTGAAAATGTATGGAGAGCTACTCACTATCACACTAGACATATAAATCCATATTGGGTAGAAGATATGTTTTTAGTAGGCACAGTGGGTGCTCATTTATTTTATGAAAGGAGTTATTAAATGGATATTGAAGCAGAATTGAGAAAGAATGTAAAAGATTTACAAGAACAATTACAACGATCTTATGAAAGGATTAAAAAATTACAAGAAGAAATACATTGGTTAAGACGTAAGATAAATCCAGAAACAAGTTTTAAAAGTGGGATGTCTGGCTGGGCATTAATGGAAGATCCAGATCATAGGGAATAAAATCTAAAGGAGATTCTTATGGGACGAGTAAAAGATTGGTTACTTGAAATGGAAGAAGATGCAACACACTTAACATTAGATGAATGGTCTGCAAAGCATGGCTCCTATCGTAAAGAAGTGTGGGATAGAGTACATGGAGAAATGGAAGGACAACTAGAATTGGATATGCCTAAATGAGTAGAAGTTTTCTCCAAAAAGAAAGACAAAGAATCTTTCGGGATTTAATCCGTCAATATCAACAGGATGGTTATGATATACGTGAAGCTAAAAGCATGGCAAAAAAGGATACTGATGATATCATGTCTGATAAAGAAACCTTTGTTGATAATTATGTACAAGATACATGGGGAGACATAGATGACAACGAATAAAATAGTTATAATAGAATGGATTGATTCAGTAGAGTATGAAGATGCTAACTGGAAAGATCAAGAAGAAGCAGACAGTTTAAAGCCCATGAAAATTAGATCTGCTGGTATCTTAATTAAAGATAAAAAAGAATATATAACACTTGCATCCAGCATCAATGAAAATGATCCTGATGACTTGACTTATGGAGGATTACTAGCTATACCTACTGCTGTTATTACTAAACGATATGATTTTCCAAAAAGTTTTACAAATGAAATAATGAGTGAACGAATGAAAGAAATTGAAGACGGAAGTTGGCCGGGACCGGGGGTATAAATGGGACAAAAGAAATGGTTAGATCGTGGAGCATGTCCTGCTTGTGGATCTAGTGATGCCAATGTTAATCATACGGCAGGATATTCTTGGTGCTTTTCATGCAAGACAAAATTTGGTGACAATATTATAACAATACCAAAGATAGAGGTACGATCTATGACTACAGTTGGAGAATGGGGAGAGATATCTGAGAGAAAAATATCTTATGATACTGCCAAGAAATTTAATACTAAAATTAAACGTAACGGTAATATAATAACCCATCATTTATATGGGTACTATAATAATAAAGATGAACACATAGGAAATAAAATAAGGCAGACCAAAGATAAACGTATGTGGGTGGAAGGTGAACTATCTGATGCTGTACTCTTTGGTCAGAATATATTCACACAGAAGGCAAAATATATTACAATTTGTGAGGGCGAAGTAGATGCTATGAGTGCTTACGAATTAATGGGATCAAAATGGCCGAGTGTTAGTATAAAAACTGGTGCTGCTGGTGCATTAAGAGATTGCAAAGAAGCCTTTGACTATCTGGATAAGTATGACAATGTAGTACTTTGCTTTGATATGGATAAGCAAGGACAAGAAGCGGCTGAAAAGGTAGCACAATTATTCTCTCCCAATAAGTGTAAGATAATGAGGATGGATCATAAGGATGCTAATGAATATTTAAAGATGGGTCAGCGAGAAGCATTCAATCGTTGTTGGTGGGGTGCCAAGCCCTATACACCAGCAGGAATTATTAACCTGAAAGATTTAGGTGAGTCTCTTTTTGAGGAAGAATATTGTGAGACTTGTTTATATCCTTGGACTAAGATGAATGATAAAACTTATGGCATGAGAACAGGAGAACTAATTACATTTTGTAGTGGTGCTGGAATGGGAAAGTCATCCATAATTAGAGAGCTGATGCATCACATTCTTCGTAACACAAAAGATAACATTGGTATCCTTGCATTGGAGGAAGGGATTAAACATACTGCATGGAATATTATGTCTGTGGAAGCAAGTGCTCGTTTATATATTAAAGAAGTTAGAGAAGGATATGATGAGGAGAAGTTAAGAGAATGGCAAGAGAGTACAATAGGGAGTGGAAGAATATTTGCATTCGATCACTTTGGGTCAATAGACAATGACGAAATTCTTGCACGAGTCAGGTACATGGCACAAGCCCTTGATACTAAATGGATATTCTTAGATCACTTAAGTATTTTAGTTAGTGGACAAGAAGATACAGATGAAAGAAAGTCTATAGATATATTAATGACCAAGCTAAGAT